TTCCAGGCCAGGGCGATCTCAGGCCGCAGCATACCGGCGCTTACCATCTGCACAGCTTCGGCCCAGGCTTTGTCCTTGTCGTACAGCACTCCGTTGCCCCACTCCACGGCCACATCCTTTTCACCGTCCAGCGTCTGCGCGCCGGGAAGGCGGTACAAAACACCCAGCTGCCCGCACAGGAAGACAGTCTGCCGCAGTGCTGTTTCCCACATCTGCTGCAGATCCTGAATGGTGAGGGCGTAGTCGCCCTGGCTGCTGGTGACTTCGGTGGCGGTGCGCTGGGCGGCCTCCACCTCTCCCAGCAGACCCCGCTTGAGGCCGATCAGGCTTTCCAGATTGCGCAGATATTCGCGTTTGCGCTCCAGAAAGCTCTGCTGGCGCAGCGCAGGGGAAAATACCGTCAGGCCGGTGGTTTCTGGGTCGTCGTCCAGCCCCACGAACAATCCCGGCGGCAGCTCGGCTTTGCTGCTGCCCGGACGGCGGCGCAACAAATCCGCCGACGCAAACACCCGGCTCTGCCCGTTGTCGAACTCGCGGGCCAGCTGCCGCTCGTTGCGGTTGATGCTGTGGATCAGACCCGCGGCCGCGGCGTAGACGCTCACCGGCTCGCTGCTGCCGTCCACACAGTTTTCCAGACTCATCCGCAGCGGCACAAGGCCCAGCCCACTCACCCCCGGCAGCATCAGCTGCGGCTTCAGACCGGCGTATTTCTCCAGCGCCCCCAGCCCCACCGGGCTGCCAAGATCATCGGCATTGTGGGACGAAAACAGCCGGTTTTCGATGCGCACCCCTTCGGCGGTTTGGGTACGGCGCTCGAGCAGGGTGTACCAGCGGCCGCTTTGGCGCGTCACCTCGACGGACACAAGGTCGCTCGCTTCCCCCTGTGCGTCCCGCCCCAGCACCGCTACTGCGTCCCGACGCATGACGGCAAAGGAAAAGCCGGCCGGCCCGGGCAGCGGCTTCAGCCAGCTCTCGCCGCCGATCAGCGCCAGCTGCATCGCCTTGCGGCGCACCGTTTCCAGCCCATCCAGCACCGCCTGGGCAAAATCTTTCTGGGCGCTGGCCGCATATTCGCCAAAGCAGGCGCGGCCCAGCCGCCCCACGATCGCCACCGGCAGCCGCTGGCAGGGGTCTTCCTCCTCGGTCGCCGTATCGTCGAAATACAGCCGGAACCAGTCCTTTACCGCGCTTTTCATGGATGGGCCGGTGCAGTCCTTCGCATTAGGGAACGCACGCTGTACTTTATCCAGTACGCTCATACGCTTTCACTCCCTCCACCGGTCTGTACGATCACCCTCCTCTGGGCCCGCAGACCCACCTCCAGCCCGTCCAGATAGGCATTCAGCCGGGCGTTTTCAGCTTTCAGCTCCCGCACCCGCTCGGTCAGGTGCCGGTTTTCGGCTTCCAGCTGTTCGGCCGCCCAGTCGGGCAGCCAGCGGCTGAGCCATTTGTTCATCCTGTTCATGTGTCCTCCTTTACGCGCCGCGGCGTTTCCAGATGCGGTTGGTGGCGTACCGCACCGCATCGATGTGGTGATTGTTGATGTCCGGGTAGCCCTCCAGTACCTCGCCCGTTTTTTTGTCGCGCTCGTATTCGTACTCGGAAAATTCCCGCGCCGTGTCCGGGCAGGTTTCCGGGTCTATCCAGACGCAGGTGAGGCTTTGCAGCCACTTCATGCCAGCCCGCACGCTGCCTGGGCCTTTTTCAGCTCCGCGGCAGGGCAGGCCCAGCGCGCGGTAGTCGCCGCAGCTCTTCTCCTCTGCGGAATCGGCCGTGAGATATTCCTCCCGGTCGGGGTCCGCGCAGACCCCTTTTCCCTGCAGCAGCGCTGCCGTGTCGGCGTTGGAAGTACGCAGGCGGGTGGCCTCATCGTAGATGTACAGCGTGCGCCGGGCGGCATCGTAGCTGCATCCGTTGTAGGCCCACGGATCTGGATACCAGCCCCAGTCCACGCCGTGGAGCAGCCGCTCGAAGCTCCGCTTTGCCGCGTCCGGGATGGGTTCCAGCCGCAGATTCTCAAATACTTGAGTGCCACTGCCCACAACTTCGCCCAGATATTCATGGCGGTAGGCGGTGGGGTTGGTGGCCTTCAGGTGCTCGGCGTCGGCCAGAAAACGGGGCCCCAGCCACTCAGGGGGCACCGATCGGTAGTCCGAATGATGCACCAGTTTGCCGGGGCGGCTTTCCAGCGCATAGCGGTTGGCCCAGTTGCGGGCCATCGCCGGCGGGTTAAAAGATTTGAACGCGAAAGAAAAGGAGCCGCCGCGAAAAAGCGACTGCTCCACGTTGCGAATTTCCTCCGGCCCGGCGTACTGATCCAGCTCCTCGAACCAGGCCAGCCCCACATACCCGAAAGGTACCTTGATGGATTTGATCTTGCCCGGATCATCCAGGCCGAAAAACATGATCCGCTGCCCGGTGGGCTTGTAGACGGCCCGCATGGGACTGACGGTGAGCTCGAACCGGGATGCAAGCCCCAGCTCGGCCACCGCCCAGGCGATCTGCTCAAACACGCTGTTGCGCAGGGTGTTGCCCACCTTGCGCAGCACCACGGCATGGCACTCGGGGTGCTGCAGAAGCAGCAGGATCAACTCGATGCTCACGCAGCTGCTCTTGGTGCTGCCCCGGCCGCCGGCCAGCACGATCTCGTCCACCTTACCGCTGCGCACCGCCTGGTGTACCTCATACAGGCCCGGGCTGATGAGCTGGGACAGCCTAATCCGGGATGTCATCCTGGATCACCACCCCTTCTGTCTCGGGTTGTTCCGCTTTGTCGCTCCAGCCGAAGTTACAGCGCAGGGAAAACTGTGCCCCACCCGCTCCATCCTTGTCAAACAGCCGTCCCTCGGCGTATTCTTCGCAGCGGCTCTTCGCGCGCGTTATCGTGTCATTAAACTGCTTGCGCCCTTGGTAGTTGAGCAGTGCCTGGCGGCTTTTGAATCCCAATGCAAGAGCCAGACCGGTAACGGTAGGAGGGCGGGCGTCCAGAATGATCGGGCGCCCTTTCAGCAAAATAGGCTGCCCCTTGTCGTCCAGCAACGGCTGGCCCTCACAGGCTGTAAAGTATTCATCGATGGCGGCCTGAAGCTCGTCCACCGTTTTGTATTTCAATGGCCGCGCCATGCCGCCCTCCTTTCTGCGAAATCCCCAAACCCGCCCTCCGGCGTCTTCTGTGCCGGCATCCAGATATATCTCCATTTTCGTGAGGGCACGAAAAAGCACCGGCCCGGTGGAAAGCGGGTCGGTGCAAGGAAGTGGCAGACAATTCCCTCGGCCGCAGCCAGTCCCGCCGTCTGCCGGGGCGGGTAAGGAGGATCGTAGATGTTCTGCCCGATCATCTACTGTACTCATTTTAGTACTGTGAAAGTGAACTGGCGGGCACTATTTGAAGATTTTCCACTGCATGTCGATGTAAGGCTTTTGCCCACCGTTCGCTGATATAGAGCTGATTGGCCACCTGCCACCAAGGAAGTCCATCAATGTATTTGGACAGCAGTACCTGGCGCTGTGCAGCATCCGGCAGGCTGGCGATGGCTGCTTCGATCTCGGCCCGCAGCCGTTCGCTCTGGGCAAGTTGGGCCGTCAGCTGCCGCCGGTATTCGTCCAGCAGTTCCACTCCGGTTGCCACCTTGTCTGTGCCGTCGCTGCCGCCCGGGGCAGGGCGCATGGCTTGGGTCGTAGCTTCGGCCCGCGCTCGGGCAATTTTTATCGCATCGCGCAGCCGGCGTTCTTCTGCCAGCGCGCTGCGATACCGTCGCAGCCACGCCACCTTTTCCTCGTAGGTCATCGGCTTCCCCCCGAGAGTTCCGCCGCGAATCCGGCAATCCCGGCCACAACGCCCATCAGCAGCCATGCCCAACCTCGGATACCAGTCATGGCCTCAATTGCCGAATATCCCAACTGCACCCATCCAACCAGCGCCGCCAGTCCTGGGATCAGCAGGAAGGCCACCGTAGCTCGGACGGCCGCTTTGGTGTATTTATTCATATCGATTTGCCTCCCATGACCCATTTTGGGAATCGCCCTGTGCCTTTTCGTATTTTTTTGAGTTGTTCAACGGCTCCCACAATTCCGGCGCATTTTATTCTTTTTATGATTTCTCTGCCTGCCGCCATCTTTTCGGGCAGCACGCACAGTCTTCCAGCGCCTCCGTTTGTAATAACCCAATCATGCAATTCTCGCATAGCTTCAACCACATCATCCATCTGTTTCCTCCCAGTCGTTTTTGTCAAGCGGATTCTTGTAAGCGAGCCAGGCACCATAGTCGCAGATGTTGTATACTACACGTCCGACAAGTGTATCCTTTTCGTACTCCCAGTAGGTGAATACATGGTCTTTGCCCACATAGGCCCATCCGGAAACGGTCAGATCTTTATCTGGTGACACGATCCATACCCATTTTCCTCGCATTTTCCGAAGCTGTTCAATGGTTAAAGGTGTGTCTGGTTTCGCGGTTAGTCCTCCCTTATCCGAAATTTTCGAGCCAAGCAATTCCCAGTTACTGCCTCCGTGGCAATTCTGGCAGGGGCATTCTGTTTCACCGCAGCGAGAGCATCCGACATCCATCTTACACCGATCCATATGCGCTATATGTTCGCAGCACAGGCACAGGTTGATTTCTCCGTCTTCCGTCCTGCTGAACACGCATTCCAAAATCTCTGCCGCCTCCATGCATAGATCCATGATCTGTGTCGTACACCGGTCTGCCCGCAGACTTTCCGTACGCAGCTGCTGTATCAGTTCCTGCACGCTCACATCTATCCCTCCTTATCATCAATCATAAAAATACATACAGATCGGCAGTATGCAGACGTCCCAACCGTCGCGGCGCCAGGCGCACTTCTGGCAGCGCGCTGCGATACCGTCGCAGCCACGCCACCTTTTCCTCGTAGGTCATCCTCGTTCCTCCCTTTTGAGTTCTTTTTTGGCCTTGGAGATCAGCCACGACCGGATGCACTTCTCGCAGATGGTTTCTTCCACATAAACACGGCGGCATTTGTCGATGGAATCATACCGGCAGAGACCGGCGGCCTGCATTACCTTAGCCGCGATCTTCACGGCGCGGCTGTCGACAGTGTCCTTCATGGCTGCGCCTCTCCTCCCTTGAGCAGGGCCTCGGCATCCTCGTGCATCAGCCTGATATAGCCTTCCTCGATATTTTGCAGGAAAATATCCCACGGGGCGTGAAATACAATGCCTCTGTGTGTCCAGGTGGCGGAGATCCGAAAATCCTTCAGCAGCTCAGGATTGTACGGGTCAGATGTATCCAGAAGCATCCTGTGCAAGGGAAACGGCAGCACCACGCACCGCCCGTCCTGGTACGCCTGTGCCAGCTCCAGCAGCTGCTCAGCGGATATTCCGAATTTCTGCTGGACGCGATCCAGGATGTTCTTCGCGGATTTTTCGATGTCGATTTTGTGCTCAGCCATTGTCGGATACCTCCTTCGGCAGTTGCGGCAAAGACTGCCGTGCCTTTTCGATCATCTTCAAGGCTTCATATCCGACTGCCTGCCGTTCTTCGGTTCCGGGTTTCATCTGGAGAATCTTCTCCGCCAGTTTCTTGGCTTCCTCTTTCATGCTTCGTCCTCCCCAAAATCCAATTCCATCAAATCCGCGCTCATACGGTATTCGCGGCCCATCTTGGAATCACCGTGCCTTGCCTTGACTTTCTCCCGAACGTCAGAGAGATCGCCCGTAAAGCACCCGCAAGATACCGTCACGCTGCCATCC